AGGGTGTAGTACCAGTACCAGGACGCCCGGTCCATTGAGCAGTTTCAGGCGGGTTTGCAGTGCGGCCACATCTTCCCAGGTCGCTTTTTTCCGGGAGTTGTCCGCCCGAACCGCACCCGAGGCCGATACAATGGGAGTGAACGGACTATCGGTATTGGGAGAGGCCGCCCAGGCACCCCGGCGAAGAGCGGTATCCAGCAGGCTCCGACGATGCCCCCGAAGCACCGACTCCATTTTGTCGTAAGCCGATTCCATTTGCTCGATATTCCTCACCAGGGTCGTCTGCGTATCGAGCGTATCCAGGGGAATGGCCAGGGGCGTATCGGTACGCTGAACTGCCTGGATAGGCCAGGTGGCGTTGTTGACGTATACGACCGGGTCAACGCCCGCGTCAGCCAGGTTGATGGTATTGAACTCCACGAACTGGGTCATGTCCTGAAAGTAGTCCATGAAAGAGGCTTCCGCGTAGAAGGGTTCCATCAACGCGTCAATCCAGATTTCTTTTGCTATGCCTGCCATTTATTTGATTTTAAAGTTTTTACATACTCGTTTTTAAGGCTTTCGTGCCTGGAGGGATCAGCAACCAGCATGCGCTCCAAACCCCGGGGGTCTTCTTTGCGCCACATCCCAAAATCCCAGGTGGACTGGTCGGCTTTGTCATTGGCTTTCTTCTGCTCACCTGCTCCCTGAGCAGAACCCGCACCAATGGTAGCCGTAATGGAAGCTTTGCCCGGCATGGCCTCCAGGATTTTGGCCGTGTTGGCAAAGTCACTTTTAGCCAGGGCTTCAAAACTGGCTTTGCTGGTGGTTAGGATTTTGCCGGAAGCTACTGCCTGGTCAATCAACGCCGTTACCTTATCGCCTTCCGACTTTTCCAACTTGGCTTTCAAGTCGGTAATGGATTGGTCTTTGGCCTGCAACAGGCTAGTAAGCGCGGCCATAAAGTCCGCATCAGAACTCTCTTCAGTAAGCACTTTGGCTGTATAGCCAGCCGCCGCAAGCGCGGCTATGAGCACGGTTTTGTTCATTTTATGAAAAGTTGAATTATTGGTATGGGTGGATAGGCACATGCTGAAGTGCTTGTACAGGGCCGCCTCTTCGGTGAGTTTTGAGGAAGGAGCCTTGGCGCTGGACTCACCGATGATATTGCCGACCAGATTGGCTGCTTTGGCTTCCCTGGCATTGAAATACTTGTCAACGCCTTCTTTCATCCAAGCCTTGGCTTCCTCCAGCGTCTTGCCGGTAGCCTCCGCGTAGACTTCGGCCATGGTATCTTCCAGGCCGTCTATCGTGTCGGCCATCTGACGCAGTTGTTGAGCCGAGCCGTAAGCCCCGCCGCTGGGCTTGTGGGTCATGATGCGGGCGTTGGCGGCCATTTCCCGGCGTTCCAGGGGAGCGGAAAGAATAATCACGGAGGCCATACTGCCCGCTAAACCGTCAATGATAATGGTAACTTCAAGGGAAGACTGCTTGATCAGGTTATAAATGGCAATGCCACTGAACACACTCCCGCCGCCGCTATTGACCCGGATGGTGGCCTTCTTGTACTTGCCTTCCAGCGTTTTCCAGTCACGGGCAAACACCTGATCATCAATTTCTTCATAGCGGCCAATAAAGCCGTAGAACAAGAGTTCAACGGTGTCCGCGGACTTGCTTACAATTTCATAAAACTTCGGGTTTGGTTGAGACATGGCCGCCTTGTGAGGTTTGACGGCTGCTAAATACGGGGGAATTAAATCACCGGAAAAGGGGGCTTTTCCGGGAGGTGCAGGCACTTACGCAGGAAGTGTAAAATTTTGCACTTGAGGGGAAACCCCGTTAGAAAGCCGGCCTTTTTTCATTCTTCTTTGTAGCACAACCGCACTACAATGACTGAGATCAGCAACAAAAAGAAGCGAGAGATTGCCGAATTGCTCTACATCCAGAATGACATGTCCCAGCAGCAAATCGCGGATGAAATGTCGGTTTCCCAAAAAACCATTTCGGCCTGGAAGGCCAAGTTTAAGTGGGATGAACTCAAAGCCGCCCATAATTCCGGCACTTCCGAGCTGATTAAGAACCTCTTGATGGCAAATCTGGAAATGACCCGGGATGCCAAAAAAGAAAATCGTCGACTCACGGCCAAGGAAACCGACTCCATTATTAAGAACGCCAAAACCGTCAAGCTGCTGAGCAAGGATGTGAACGTAGTCTCCACCATCATGGTTTTCAAGCACTACAATAAGTGGCTGGTGGACCAAAGCCCCGATCTGGCCAAAGCCAATACCGAATTTCAACGCAAGTATCTCTACCAACTCAATTCCGATGAGTAGCCGTAACCTCCGGGCAATCGCCGACTTTGAGCGGCACTGCTACCAGATCCGGGAAACCACTACCATTCGGGTCAACGAAACCACCAAGGATCAGGCGGAGCGAAAAGCCCGTGCCCTCAAGGATTACAACTATTTCGTTAAAACCTATTTCTCCATCTACGCCGATGCTGATTGCGCGGACTTTCAGATCAAGGCCGCCCAGGGCATTCTCAAAGATCCCGATTGCTTTGCCGTGCTGGAGTGGCCACGCGAACACGCCAAATCGGTACACGCCAACGTCATCATCCCCATGTGGCTGCTGGCTCACAACCAACTGTCGGGTATGATCCTGATGGGTAAGAATGAAGATGATGCCTGCAATCTGCTGTCCGACATTCAGGCCCAGTTGCAGCACAACGAAATCTATACCCACGATTTCGGTACGCAATTCAAGTACGGGGATTGGGCAGAAGGGGATTTCACCACCAAGGACGGCATTCGCTTTCTGGCCTGCGGTCGGGAGCAATCCCCCCGGGGCACCCGCAAGAACGAGAAGCGTCCTAATTATGCCGTCATTGATGACATTGATGATGATGAAATTGTGCTCAATCCCAAACGGGTCAAGCAGGTGGTGAAAAACATTCTGGGTGCCCTGTATTTCGCCTTATCCATCAAAGGGGCGCGCCTGGTGATGGCCGGAAACCGGATTCATCCCAATTCCATTCTGGCCAATATCGTGGGCGATGTTAAGCCCAGCATGCCCAAAAGAACCGGCCTTCTCCACTCCAAGGTGAAAGCCACGGTAGACGGCACCTTTACCGGCGAACCTTCCTGGCCCCAACGCTACAGCAAAGCGGATTTGCAGAAGAAAATCGCCATGGCCGGTCCGGTAGTGGCCAAAGTAGAATTCTTTCACGAAAGCCACGTAGAGGGTACCATCTTCAAAGATGATTATTTCCAGTGGCGAAAACTAAACCTCAAGCAGCAATTGGTTATCGTCGGCTATTTCGACCCCTCCTTTGAGAATAAGCCGACCTCCGACTACAAGGCTGTCCGTGTCTGGGGCTTGCAGGGTGACCAACTCAATTGCATCAAGTCATTCGTTCGCCGGGCCGAACTCATGGATGCCTTCCTGTTCATGTACGACTTTGAGGAAAAGCTGCCTTCCGGTGTACAGGTCATCTGGTATATGGAAAAGCAGTTTATCAGCAAGCCGATTCACGATGCCCTGTTTGCCGCCTCACAGATGAAAGGCCGGCACCTGAACGTAATCACGGATACCCGCGACAAGGAGAATAAGTTTACCCGCATGGTTCGGATGGAACCTTATTACTCCCTGCGAAAGGTGTTTTACAACCAGGATGAGATTCACAACGCGGATATGATTGAAGGCAACAACCAGGTGAAAGGGATTGAACCCGGCTACAAATCGCCCGATGATGCGCCCGATGCCGACGAAGGAGCCTGGTTCTATCTGCTTCAACACCTGACCGATTCCAATTTTGCACCCCTAATCAAACAACGCCTGAAAAGAGGATGGTAACATTTATACAATATCTAGCCTCCGTTTTCACGGGCGGGGTCTTGGTTAGACTCGTTCAGATATTCTTTATTCCAAAGAAGCAACTCAAAGAGTTGCAACTGGATGAATTTAAAACGCTCAATGAAGAAGATCGGCGCATGCGGGCAGAAATGCTGCAACGGATCACGGACCTGGAAAAGCAGGTCAAAGAGGTCAGACACGAGGTGGACGAGTGGCGGGAAAAGTATTTCAAGATCCTCAAAGAGCACTCGGCGCTTCAAATCAAATACAGTCGGCTCAAGGCAGAGTTTGAAAGGCTCCGCAAGTCACTTAAACCCTAAATCGCTATGTTTCTCATTCCTCAGGATTACGAGGCTATCATCCGGGCCGAAATACTGGGTACCATCTCGGGTGGAGACCAGTATAATATTGATGCCATTGAACTGGCCGCCACCAGCGAAATGCAGGGCTATCTCCGTGCCCGCTTTGACTTGTTGAAGATTTTCTTCCACGTGCTCCCTTATAATACCAGCACCCAGTTTTCGGCGGGCCAGTACTGCTATCACTCCGTTACCATTAGCAACCAGGTGCAGCAGATGGTATTTCGGGCCAAACAGCATACGACCAATCAGGTGCCTGCCCTCTCTGGAAGTGCGTTCTGGGAACTCAGGGATGACCGCCATCCCCTCATTAAAATGTACCTGGTGGATATGACCGTCTATCACCTGCACGCCGCCCTGCCCCCGCGCATGATACCCGAACTCCGGGAGGTCCGATACCAGGCGGCCCTGGCCTGGCTCAAAATGGTAAGAGACGGCCTGCTGGTCACCGACCTGCCCGTGTTATCACCCCCGCCCGACGAAGCCGGAAACCTGTACCGACTCGGCAGTAATCCTAAAATGAAACACATCTGGTAACTCCCCAGTCAAATACCGTTTAAAAGCCCTTTAAATTTATTCAGGATGAATCAACCCAAAAAAACTGAACAGAGCCTCACGTTAAGAAATATTGATCTTAAAAAGCCTTTAAACGAAGGCGGCGGCAAGTCGCAAAAAGAGGTACCGATCAATGAAGCCGTCAGCATTATGGCCAGCATCATTCGGCAAAAGCGCAGTGCCACCCGTAAGGATGTGGACGAATGGAGGCAGGCGTGGGCCAAGGCCGAAGACCCCGTAAACCCACACCGTTACAAGCTGATCCAAATCTATAAAGACACTTTTATTGATGGCCATCTGCAATCGGCCATTGGTAACCGGATCATGCGCATTACCAATAAGAAGTTTAAGATTGTTGACCGGGCTACTCAGAAGGAAGATCCGGTCAAGACCGAACTGTTTCGCACCAAGTGGTTCAAAGACTTTGTCTGGCACGCCATGGAATCCATTTTCTGGGGCTTCAAACTGGTTGAGTTTTACTCACTCGACCCGGAAGGGAAGTTTAAGAAAATACGCACTATTCCCGATGAGCACCTGCTGCCCAACCGGAACCAGTTTCTTTACCGGCCCAGCGACACCAAGGGCCCCAGCTACCTGGATTCACCGTGGACCGAGTGGCATTTACCTATTGGAGATAGCGAAGACTTAGGGCTGTTGTTACCCCTGAGCCTGCTGGCCATCTACAAAAAAAATACGTGGGCCTCCTGGTCGGAGTTTGAAGAAATTTTTGGTATTCCCATTCGTATTGCCAAGGTAGCCAGCCAGGACCCGAAGGTGAAAGCCGAAGTCCAACAATGGATGGAAGAAATGGGCACGGCTTCTTACGGTATTTTTCCCACGGGTACCGAACTCGACATCAAGGCCGGTGCTCAGACCGACGCCTTCCAGGTGTTTGAAGTCAAGCGCAAAGCCATCAACGAGGAGATGAGTAAACTGGTCAATGGCCAGACGATGACCACCGATAACGGATCTTCCCGGAGTCAGTCTGAGGTGCACGAGCGCACCGAAGGCCAGATTACCCTGGACGATCTGAGCGACATCTCCTATCTGATCAACGATGAACTCCTGCCCTTTGCGGTCTTGCACGGCTACCCATTCAGCGCAACCGATCAGTTCGTTTGGGATGAACAGGAGCAATTGAGTATCATGGACAAATGGAAAATTCATTCCGGCATCCTGCAATACTTTGACGTTGATCCCGCCTTTATTGAGGAAACCTATGGTATCCCGGTTTTAGGCAAACGGGCCGGCACGCCCCCCGATGACCAACCCGCGCCGGACAAAAAAACCGCTAAAATGGCGGAAAGAAATTTTATTTAGCCGATACCCTCCACAGCGCCTACTATGGTATCGGCAGAGAACTTTGCTGTGGGCATCATTTACCCGGTCACATTCAGCAAGGCTTAGGCTTGATGGTAGCCGCTGAGCCGGACGAAAAAGAAATGAAGCTCTTTGCAGACTTCCTGAGTCATCGCCACGCCAACCCGCTGGATTCAGCCAGTAAAGTTCTCAAAACGGAGCAGTGGCGCAAACTGTATGGATACGTAGCCAATCAGCTTTTTGGCGGCGCTGAGAAGGGATTTGGCAAAACCTTTCTGGAAGTGGATTACGATACACCGGACTTCAACTTCCTCCATAAGATCCGCAGTAATTTGTATTTCTTCAGTGCCGCCAAAAACTTCCATCTGCTACTAGAACTTAACCGATTGCTGTTGGATGAAGATGGCAACTTACGAGAGTACCGAGTAGTCAAAAAAGATGCTCTCAAGCTCAACAGCACTTACAATCAAGATTGGTTACAGACCGAATACAATACGGCGGTTGCCTCCGCGCAGATGGGTGCCCGCTGGCTGGAGTATGAGGCAAACGCGGAAACACACCTGCTCAAGTACACTACGGCCGGTGACGAAAGGGTAAGAAATACCCATAAGGTATTGGACGGCATTATCCTTCCCGTTACCGATCCCTTTTGGAATAGCTATTACCCCCCCTGGGACTGGGGTTGCCGGTGTGATGTGACGCAGGTGCTCAAGAGCAGAGCCAAGCCATCCGATATTTCTAAAAAAGACCTGCCTCCCACCAGAAACTTTCTGGGCAATGCCGGCAAAAGCGGCCAGGTCTTCACTGATCAACATCCCTATTTCCAGGGACTGAGCAAAGCGGATGGGAAACTAATCAAGAAAGCGGCCAAAACCGAAATAGCCACGCTGGAGCCTCATCCGGCACCACCAAAAAAGAAATCCGATGGATAATAAGTTTCCCCATCCTTTTAGCGAAGTAGCCAGGCGTTACCGCGCACTCCGACGACGGCTACCCGGTGAAGTGGGAGACATCGCCGTGGAGCATTTCAAAGAGAATTTCCGAAGACAGGGTATTTTGAATGGCACGGTCATCCCCTGGAAGGCCCGCAAGAAGACCAAAGGCAAGCGACGGCGGGCTATCCTGATCCTAACGGGTCGCCTGCGTCGGGCTATTCGCAATTCCAGTAATTATGATACCGCCATTGTAAGCAATGATACCCCCTATGCCGCCGTGCATAATGAAGGCTTGCAGGCAGGCCGGGGCAGTGGATTTCTGATGCCCGCCCGCCCGTTTATGGTGACGACTCCCGATCTGGAAAAGGAGATAGAGGAGCATTTTTTCAATGAGTTGGACAAGATTTGGAAATAGTTTTTAAACCCCTTTTAAACGATGTTAAAAGAAGTTTTTCAAGGCTTGCAGAACCGGGTCATGCAGCCGGGTGGCGTTCAGCCCCAAATGTTTAAGCATTTCGACTGGTATAATGATCAGTACGACCTCAACCCAGCCACCCAGAAGCTACAGGTGCCCTTTCTTACGCCCGCCGTTTTCGTGGAGTTCCTGCCTTATACGCCGCAGAGCCTGTCCAGGCGGGTTCAACTCATTCCGCTCAACTTTCGGCTTCACCTGGTCAGCGATATTTACAGTCATAGCCGGGCTGGTATGGCAGAGCAGGCCGCCGCACTCTCCCACATTGATCTGGCCAATGCACTCCATCACCTGATTCACGGTCATCACTACCTGATTCCCGCCAACGCCGCGCTGGGCTTACCAGCCAGAGCCGTGTATAATACCTGCGCCCGGGTAAGGCAGGAACCTGACCACGCCTACAGCAACCTGGTAGTCTGCCTCATGGAATACCGAACCATTGCTTTCGACTATTCGGCTACCAGATCTACCCAGAAAATGAATAACCCCCTGCTGGTTATAAAAAAGCCCGGCTAACTAGCCGGGCTTTTTTATAATTATTTTTTCTCTTTTTCCAAATGGGTTACTTTCAGGATATAATCTACTCGTCTCTGTGAGAGGTGGTATTCCTTCAAGATCCGTTCATATACATCTTCAATTCTGATTCTTTCAACTTCATACAAGTAGTTAAAACGACTGACCAGACTTTGATTCCGGGACAGATAGTTTTTGCGCCTGGTTTGACCGGCGCTTCGGAGTGCATCGCTCATTTACGAAGAAAGGGATCTTAAGTAGCTTTTGTAAACATTTTCAAATTGGGTGATGAGCCTGGCAAGCTCTTTATAGCTATGTTTATTGAGTGCTTTCTTGAATTCTCCACGACTGATACACCAGTCATCAAGCCTGGCTTTGACCGTATGCTGATCTTTGCCCCAGTTCATTTCGTACCCCAGGGCAAACATCTTTCGGCGCATTTGATTGCCTTCCTTATCAAGTTCAGAAAGATTATTTACCGGTGCAACCGGCACGGATGAACGAACATGTAATGTCTCTTCCAGATATTTAATTAACCGGGTGGCTTCGTCAATAAGCAGGTCCTTACTGCTCAGAGAGCCAATGGCGGAAAAGCTTTTAACCAATTCCGCTTTCTCATCCATCAGCCCTGTCTGATTCAGAAGTGCGTGAAGCCGTCTGTTCTGTTCATTTGTCCGCTTCATTTGTAACTTCAAAGGTGGATTTTTAGGTTTATAATTAGAATTGTTTACCTTAATTTCATTTTTAGCAGATAATAGTCTGCTTTCAACTGCTTATAATTTTCTTCTAAGCCGGTCAGTTGACATTTCAGGTTTCGATCTTCACGCGAAAGCAGTAATTCAAAATACCGATTTTCCAAGGCTTCGTAGTAGCCTAAAAATAGTTTGACGCGCAAATCAGCGTCCTTTAATTTCAGCTTCAGGGTTTTATTTTGAATAAAAAGTTGCTTTTGACTCAATGGGTTAGGTTCCATAGAACACAATCCGGTCACAATATTCATTAGGCGTTTTTGTTCGGCTTTAGCCTTGATCTCTTCCTTGCTGGCTGCTTTCGCTTCCTCTTCTGCCTGGGTCTTTTCTCGTTTTAATTTTGTGTTAGCATTTTCCAGCTTGAGACACTCGAACTGAATTTGCTTTATTTCTTCAACTAATCTCTCTTTGTCCGCTTTCAGTTGAGCATTTTGCCTTACTAATGTCTCTGCTGCTTTTTTCTTTTTCATAAAAGCTGAACCACCTCTAAGTCTTTGCCTCATAGAAGAAGTTGATAGTTTGATTTTTACTCCCATTTGATTACCTGTTGAGTGATTTCGTGTTTGACGGGCCTGAGTCCCAGGTTACGCAGATGTGCCCTGAAAGCCATCAGTTCCGGTCCGGTTTTGCACTTTCTTTCCGCTTCCAGGCTCCATTCATTCGGGAACCGGCTGGCTGGATTGGCTTCCCTTGCCAGGTAATCATTCAACTCATTCACCCTGGCTACATAATTACCTATCGTTTTGGGCTTGCTCCACCATTCATCGCATTCCATAAAAGCGGTGATCCGTTCTTGCGTTACCTCTACTTGCCTAAGCATTCCTTTCTCTTTGGCGCTGATTACGTAGGCTTTCGGATGCTTGGATTTGTAGGCACTACACCAAAGCTTTATTTTATCATAGTGCTCCTGGTCACCCGTTTTCTTGATCTCCTCTACTTCAAATCCAAGACCTTCCAATAGGTCTACTGCATTGGGGCGATATGGTAGGTATTTGCAAAGCTTTTCCCATTGCTGGGAATTTAAATCCTCTTTAAAGTCCATTTTAAAGGTCTTTAATCGGTCATCTTCATAGGTCAGCAGGGCGTATCCCTTCAGTTTCCTGCTGCGAATTTTGTATTGCTGCATCAGTTATAGCTTGTTTTTCTGTTTCAAAATGAATGAAAGTGGGTATGCCAGCTTTTCGGTACGCATTGCCCTGAATGATCCGTTTCACTGACCTTTCAAATACTTTGTAGCGCCAGGCAGCCTCCTGTCGGGTCATTCTTCCTTCCGCTATTTCCTTTTTGTAGTTGCTGGCTTTTTGCGCCAGTGTTTGTTTCATTTCCTCCTCTTCGTCATCCATTGTTGCCTTAGAAATGTCGTATTGCTGCTTAGCCATATAAAATTTTGTTTGAATGGTTTCAAATAAAGATTTAAGTGTAGGGGTTCCGGCCTGATCCGACCAGGAGCTGACCAGGTTATCCTATTTTTGAGGCTGGTCAGCCAAAGAATGTTTGGATTCCTTGCGGTGGTTGGCTACCCGGCATTTGGTGGAGCAATACCGAGACTTACGACTAGTCGAAAAGTACGTTTGCCCACAAGTGCCACAAGTATGTTCGCCGGTTTGTAACGATACATCGTAACGATACTTCAAATCAATATACTCCCGAAGGATGCCAGCCAACCACCGGTCTTGCTCAATCATTTGTTTCAAAATCCAATCCTGACCGGGCCGTGATTTGAAGTCGCTAGCTCGGTTCTCCAAACGACTTATCTCCCGGTTGACTTTATCCAGGTCGGTCATAGCTTTAGAAGCTTATTGATCACAAGGCCGAGAATGATGCCAAATACGAAGATTAATAAGTCAATCACACGGTCCCAATTATTGCGGTAGTCTTGCATGGGGAGTTTTCGGTTAAACCTGCGTACACAGTCAGGAAGGTTTCCTTGGCTTCCTTGGGTGTCCAGGCGCGTATTTTATAGGGAAACGCATCATAAGGCCAGTTCCAATCCATTGGCTCAGCACCCATCAGATCGCGCTTCTCAGTAGCCAACATTCTTTTGTCGGCAATATGGACCGATGAAGGCTTTTCCAAGGGTAAGCCAAATCGTTGGCAGATCATCCGCTCCAGACCATTCTCAACATTGCGGTATGGCAGCATAACTGCGTGCTGCTTCACTGGTCTGGCTACGTCAGCTAAGTAAGCCTCCGTAGCATCGTGTAATAGCGCCCATAACCTGTCTTCCTGCGGACATTGAGCAGCAACCAGTACAGAATGCTGAGCTACAGAATAAAACTCTTTTACGTGGCCAGTAAACCGGCACTGCATAGAAAGCGCGTGGGCAATGTCGTGAATGTGAATCTCTGATGGCCTGGGATCAAAGGGATAAAAGGCCACTCCGGTATAGGTCTGAATCCAGCCTCCTACCCTTGTTTCAGTCATTTTTTCTAGTTGCATAATTTTAATAGGTTACGGTGAATAAGAAATATATTTTCTGCCTCTGATTCCTGCGGCTCAAACTCAACTACGGCGAAGGTTGCCCGCCAGAAATCAAGCACCATTCCTGTCTTGTTGACATACTCACCAGGCACGTGAGGAGCCTCTTCAGTGAGTTCTACCTGGTCTCCAATGTTCATAAATCTTTGGCGTTAGTTTCCCAGGGCAATGGTTCGCTTAAATCACAGGTGCAGCTAGTGCCGCCCGGCCAGAATTCCCCGCCGCAGCTACTACAGCTATAGCGGGATGGGCTGTTTTCTACATTAGGTGCCTCTTCAAATTCCAGATTCGGAGCCCACATTTTCTTGAAGGCTGGACTGTTTTTGCAATGCGTCAGAAAGTCAGAGGTTGTGACTGGAAGAATACAGGTTTTCGATACCAGCCATTCATTAAAGCTTTGAGTCATAACCTCAATTGATTTCAAGTCTTTGGGATAAACTTTATTGTTCATTTCAATAGTATGTAGATATGGGTGCCCTGGCTCCGCATCGAAGGGTAGGCCGTACACCGGCCAGGGCTGTAGTTGTTAATCATTATTCAGGCCCCTTTTCAAGCTCATCCCATTCACCTCCAAATGTCTGATCATATATTCGATCAGCCTCTGTCTCACTGATTGGTGCGGATGAAATCACTACTGCATAATCATCAGAACCCGTTTCGGCTTCCGTGAAAAAAGGCTTGCCTTCAATGAAATGAACCGCTTGCATAATTTCAGCCCAGTTGGGCTGTGCTTTCCAATCCCAGTCAACGACTGCAATTTTTTTGTCTGGATTTTTTTTGATTGCCATAAATAGGATAGTTAAAGATGGGTGCCCTGGCTCCGCATTGAAGGGTAGCCGCTTTGGCGGCCAGGGCTGGGGTTATTCTTCACTATCCAGAATGTCTACATCCAGATATTCCATATCAGCGGCTAATACCTCAGTAGGGTCTATCTTACATTCCAGAATACTATATGCTTCCGGATGGTGGTCGAAAGAGATATGATCCGGAGCGTTTTCCAGTTGATTCAACTCCTCTTCAGTCAATTCAACCTCCTGGCTGAATTCAAATACCTGCCTGCATTTAATTAGCTTTTTCATATCCTTATTAAGCAATTTCAATTTTAAGTTTGGGTTCCGTTTTGTAATCCACCCCCCAGGGTGAGAGTAACCTGCGCTTGTCGGCATCTTTGGTCATCTTGCTAACCTCGCCTTTTGCAAAAACAATTTTTACACACTGGGGTAATGCCTTCGCAAAAGCAAGCATATCCAGTTTTTCTGGCTCAATCACCGAGCCTTCTTCACCCCACTTCAGCACGACAGCGCCTAGCTGGTAGCTCTTGTGTTTCTCAAATTCGTTGGTATTGGCTATAGCAAAGGCTTCTAGTTCGGCCTTTACCATTTTTAGCCGCTCGGCAATGTCACGGGCCTGATTGGTCAGGGCTACGAAGTCCGCCGCCGCCTGACTGGCTCTTTCAATCGCTTTCAGTTTGGTTTTGGAAACAGGTTTTCTGGTCGTTTTCATTGAGAGTAATTGGGTGTAAAAGGTTAAAAATGATTAGGCTTGATTGGTTTTGGTATCGGCCAGAGTGGCCATATCTTTTGAGTAGGTGAGCAGGGTTTTTTCCCCGTTCACGATCTCTAAAACCCGTTTTTTAAACAACTCCTTGTATTGTTTTACTAATTCGTCATTACTAAAAATGACTTCCAGCATCACTGCGTCGGCTAACATTTCTACAAATTTAGTTTCGTTAAATTCAGACATATCTAAGAGGTATTTAAAGGATGATAATGATTGATTAATGGAGAATAAATTCAAGGTTGTTGATCTGAAAAAGTAGCTTGCTATACCCCAACTCTTTCTTCAATTCCTTTTTCTCGCGCCAGGAACTTACCGTTCGAACCTGTGCTTCTATCAGGTCTCGTTTTCTCCTGATTTTTGTGAGTTGAGTTTTGGCAAAAGATTCACTGGGTTTCGACTCCAGGTAGAACAATACCTGCTTGAGAAATGCTATCCGCTTTCTGATTTCCTTAGCCTCAGGGTGCTCAACAGAAGCACTGGGCCTCCCTTTCCTGGTAAGCTGGGCTATTTCTTCCCGGATTTCACTGGCTGTTTTCATAGTCGTTTAAGTGGTTTTTACAGTACTGTTTTTTAAACTATTCTTAGTCCTCCTCACTACTGCGGGGATGGTTTCCTCAAGCATTTGTTTACGATGGACTTCCAGGTAATCCTCCACCTGGTCAGTCGGGTCGATCAGTAAATATTGTGCTGCCAAAATCTGCTCATCCAACTGCATCCATTTATTCTTGAACCAGCCCCAGAAAATATTACTCTTCAGCAACTGCTCCCGGCCCTGTTCATCGTTTTCCAGGGCTTTATCCAGATACAGAAGACCCGCTTCCACAACCAACCATTTCAGGTCTTCCGGGGTGATGCCCAGTTGAGCGCTGATCTCTTCGCTGATCTGCTGGTGTCGCTGTTTAACGGTTTGGATATGGTTCATCGGGAATAGAAGCATTGTATAGGCAACCTGATCAGGTCGTTTTTTCGTGGATAAAGTCTTGGATGGTTTGACTGAAGATCCGGTGATCAAGGCCGGTTGGAACTAAGCTTTCCAGCGACCTCAGCACTGCCAGAAGTGCCAGGGCGTGGGGTTCAAAAAGGCTTAGTTTTGCGGCTCTACCGGGGCTGATCGTTCTGAGCTTTCCGATGTAACGCTGGTAGAGCAAACACACGTCCCCAAAAACAACTCGATCATAGAGGTTGTCTTTCGCATTTTCTGACACCATAACTGCTGCCTCCAGCAGATCTGCCAGCAGTCGGCCTTCCGACTGGTTGAGCTTGAGAGTGATCGTGATCATTTGTGCTTGCGGGCTATTCTCCGTTTAAAGATTTTTTGAAAGTAGGGTGCGTCTTCGCCGGCTACGTTTTTGCCTTTGACAAACACGGCGATCAGTTCAGTGACCTGTTTCATGGGATCAGAAAAGGGTCAGTTGGGTTCCTTTCTTGGGTACCGCCTGCCATAAGCAGGCACTACGGCCGCTACTGGTCTGGCATCTTCCACACTCCCTGATCATGCCTTTGGCTTCCAGTTCGCCCGTGCGCGGGGTAACCGTGTGAACGGGCAAGCCTAAGTGCTGCGCTATCCCTTCGTTGGTGGCTTTGCCCAACTGGTGAATAGCGGCAAGCACCTGGCGTTGCCTGGGACTCAGGGTGGATTGAACACTATCCCAAGCCTGTAGAGAGGTTTTCCGTACCATCGCATCAGGGTTTAGGCTGCTAAAAAGTGCTGGTCTCCCACGTGTAGTCCGGCCAGCAAATCGTGCGTGATCAGATCGGCACCCAGCTTAGTGGATGCCCGCCGGGCGTTGGTGATGTAGTTGTAGAGTTGGCGGTAGTTCTTTACCGCCACACACAGGTAGTCCAGGGCATCGCTAGACGTAATGCCGTGGTGCTGGGCGATGATAATAATACTCGTCCGGCTGGGGCGGCGCAGGGGAAGCCAGTACTGAATTCTGCCAAATAGCTCCCCAAAACCCATCTTACTCTTGCGTACCGCCTCATCCATTTTCAGTTTGAGCGTCTCGGTACCCGCCATCAGAATGCCCAGCCGGCCCGGCGTACGGTCGTAGATGACCTGAATGAGCGAAAAGTTTTTGCCGCCCTGTTTCTCGAATAGCTTTCCGGCATCATCCAGAATCAACAGGGGACATTCTACCTGGGCTACTTTCTGCGTAATGGCCTGGATATATCCATTGATTGAGGTATCCAGCGCAAGCCCCATAGATCGGGCAATAGCGGCCAAAAATTCCTTCTGGGTCATCGTTACATCGCATAGCACGTAGTATACGTCCCCATTTTTGCGGGCGTACTCACTCAGGGCAGTGGTTTTACCGGCCCCGGTAAAGCCGGAGATGGCCATCATCTTGTGATTTTCCTGTACATCGGCGCACAGGTCTATAATAGCCTGGTAGTTAGGGGTCTCAAACACGGGCCAGGCTTCCACTTCGGTAGTGGGAATCCGAAAATAGGCCGCCAGCTTGTTCCACATCTTATCCGAAATGTGGGTCCAGTTTCCCGTCTTAATCTGGATAAGGGTCGATTCGCTTACTTTACCCTTACCAATTTTACGCGCCAGTTCGGCCTGGCTCTCATGCTTCAGTTGATCAATGATGGCCTGTTGGATTTTCTCTTGCTTGTTCATAAGTTTGTGTTAAGTAAAAATTGGTGTTAATTATTTGGTTTCTCCTTTGCTCGGCGGGGCCAGCCCCGTGGTTTTTGCTAGAAGCCACGGGGTTTCTTTTTCCAAGCTTAATTAGCCAGCTTGATGGGTGCCTCCTCATCGTCATTCCCGTACAGGCTGATGGGCTTTACCGCTCGTTTCGTTGGTTTCACTACCTCTAATAGCTGGATGCCCTCCGTCTTTTCCCGGATCATCGTATCATACTCCTTGCGGTAGCTTCGGAAGTCGGCCAGAATTTTCACATCGGCTTCGGTTTGCTCGGACTGGGCCGTTTGGAAGCGCTCCAGCAGCTTACATTCTCCCAGATAATTTTCGCCCTGGTAAAGCCAGATGCATTCTTCCAGTTTATCGGGCAGGTAGTACGCCTGTACTTCCAGACTGTTGATCTGCTCCAGGATGCGCGGACTTGGCAGGTGATATTTGCCGTTCTTGACCCGCACGTACTGACTGTTTTGAATGCTGGTACCTACTTGCTGACCTACATAGCGAGCCAGTTTGGGCAGTTCAATCGTCGGGCAATCCGGGCACAGATGGGCTTCCAGCACTTGCAGGCGCGTCATGCCCGGATAAAGCCCCTGATTGGGGTGTAATTCGGCGTGGTAAGCGGCAATATCGGTTAGTAGATTGGCGCTCACCTGCTCCAATGTGTAGGTAACCGGCTTTTCGTCCTGATTGAGCCGGTTGTTAGACAACCTGGCAAAGGGTCGGAATTGAAAGCCGGCCCGGTTTTTCTCCTGACCATACTTCAGGCCGCGAATGTTGTTTTCGGCGTGCTTCTCTTTGGCGTTTCCACCCAGACAGAAGCGAACGAAGGTGAACACTTCGCCTTGCTTCAACAGATCATGCTTGAAAGTGCTGGCAATGTGCTGCTCAATCTCAATTTCCAGGGGCATTTTACCCCGTAAGGTGGGGTTGGCGATCATATCAGCCAGGGCTGCCTTGAACAGTTCCCGGTTTTTGTCGTGGCCCGTGGCTACCCCTACCACGCAGCCGCTCAATACGTCGAAGACCAAATACGCCCAGGCTTTCTTGCCATTGCTCAACTTGAAAGGCAACTGTCGGTCATCCATCGAAATTTTGGACAGCGAATAGGACGGTTTCAGCCGGTGTACAAAAGGCCGGTGTTTACTGTCGTATTCCAGGTGGGAAGCCAGCATTTTGGCTAGTACAGCCTGGTTGTCGGGGTCTTTGAGTACGTTTTTGACCGTGCTCTCCGAAAGGGTAAGTAGTTTTTCTCCTTTCCTGAACGTGGCCGGATCGTACAATTCAGCCGTCAAAACATCCACAATCGGAAGCGATCCGGCCAAAAACGCCTGATAATCGGCCAGCACCTGATTGGGGTAGGGCTTGCTACGCTTATTAGCCAGGCACAGCAGCACCCGTTCTACCGCCGCATTGACTTTACGGGCGTTCTGGCAGGGTTTCAGGTTCTTCTGGTTCACTACGCCCTGCACCCCTTGCCGTTTATAGCCGGTAATCCGCCGTTTCAGTACTTGCACATTGCTAATGGGCTGACCGGCCAGCAATTTCTCGTCATATTCCGGCTTCATTTGCAGCAGCATGACCGCATACAGCCGGTCTTTGTCGGCCAAACCCATTTTTCTGAGTTCGGCTCCCTTCAGGCCCAGGGCCAGCCGTAGCCAGCCGCAAAGCCGGGCGTAGCCGTGTACCTGCCAACCCTCCAGCGGCTGTTGCAGCAGCCAGGATAATTCAAGGGCATCCTCACTGACCCAATCGGACAGGCGGAACAGGTTTTCAACCCGTTTCTTCTGCGCCTGCTGTTGCAGCCATACGCTGGGTTCCAAACCGGCGCAAAGATTCTCCTTTACCAAAGCCTGCCAACTCCCTAAGCTTTCGTAGGTGTATAAACCCCGCTGTATGGCAGTGATTTGTCGGCGATTTATGGCACTTTTAATTGTTTTCACCGATTCAATACCTGCCGCCTGCAAATCTTTCGTGGTAACCACCACGCAACCGTTCCGTATTTCCATAAATAAAGGCATAAGGGTTACCCGGAGTGGGAGTCGAACCCACTCTAAGACCATCCGGGAAATTGTCCTATCTTTAAGGCTTCCAAACACTTAACTTCTAGGACAATGACAGAAAAAACAATGTTGCTGATGTCGGCTTTCTGCCAGACGTTACTAACAAGCCACCTGGCTTTACTAGCCCAGGTGCGGGGCATTTCTCAGGACGAAGCGGCTAAGGCGTTTCGCCAGGAACTACTTGGCTCCCTGCGGGCTTTTCCCGAAGTGGAGCCAGCATCCATTGAAGCATTTGTAGAATTCGTGCTTCCTCAATCGTAG